AGAACGACCTCGTGCGTGTAGTTGATCGACGACCCGCTCGAGTTCGTCTGATCGCCCCAAGCGGTGAGAACGAACTCGTCGCCGGTAGTGGCCGCGCCGAGCGCCTGCGTGAACATCGCGGTGCGCGTGGTCGTGTTGACGAGCGTGACCTGGGTGCCGGAAGCGCCGACCTTCGTGGTCCCCTTGCCGGTAAGGACCGAGTCGGTTGCGCTGAGAACCGACGCGGCGGTGTAACCCTTCGCGTACATCGACAGGAGGAACGCCTGCTCGGCGCCGGAGTCGCCTCCGTAGAAGCGATAGCGGTATGCGTTGAGTGCCATGTCAGTCCTCGGTCTTCGGTTCGATCTTCTTGGGTGCGGCCTTCTTGGTGGCCTTACGCGCGCGTGGCGCGGGCGCATCCTCGAGGCGATCCTTCGGCACCGGCACGAGCCAGCCACGGTCGACCAGTTGGAAGGCGTTGCGCCATCCGGTGACGTCGACGATCGTCCCAGCGGGGAGTCGTGTGTCGCCCGCGGTGAATGCTCGACGGACGAGGTAGGGGCCGGTTGGTGCGGTCACGAGGACACTCCTTGGGAAAGCGAACGGCCCCCGTCCCGAACTCGAGGTCCGAGGCCGGGGGCCGTTCTAGGGGATGCTGGGTCAGGCGACGGCGCTGGCGAAGTACACGCCGAGATCCGAGGCGACGACCTTGTTGGCGAAGGCGATCTCGCCCTCGATGCGGTCGGCCTTGAGGTGCTCCATGCGGATCCGGCTCACGCCGATGTTGGCACCGAGACCACCGGACACGCCGCTCCAGGCGAAGGTGTACCCGGCCGACGGGGTCATCAGACCCGGGGTCGGAGCGCTGTAGGTGAGCAGCGCCGACTTGCCGTAGGCGAAGGTGTACGCGCCGGTGGCGCCTTCGTTGTTCGTGGCCTTGACAGCCTTGGCGACGAGGACGCGCTCGACATCAAAGAGTCTGGCCATGATGTCGGTCGTGATTGTGTTGCTCGAGGTGTACTTGATCCTGTCGACCAAGTCCGGGTGATTCCGCAGCTTGCGGTAGGCCTGGTAGCCGAGCACGAGGGTGTTCGGCATGAAGCCGGTCGCGCCGAGAATGGCCTCCTTGCCCTTCTCCACATCCTCAAGAGGATCGGAGTTCGCGAAGTCGGACCATTGCGTGAAGTTGTTGCCGGTCGGCGAGGTGGACGAGACGCCGGTGAGGTCGGTTCCCCACACGCCGGTCGTGACGTAGTCGGTCACGAACTGGATCTCCTGACGGAGGAGCAGGCGCGAGGTCACGAACTCGGTGGCCTCGCGGTCGGGGACCAGCGGGCTGTCGGAGTTGGCGCGTACCTGGTCGCCGACATCCTTGTGGAACGCCCACACATCGGCGGCATAGGAGTCGGTCGAGAGGTTGTAGCCGGATCCGGCGGACTCGGTGCCGTCGGCGCGACGCTGAGCCTCGTCACGGAACCAATCGTTCTTCGAGTAGATGAAGAACTTGTTCGACTTCTTGTCGACCGGAACGATCGGGAACACCTTGTTCGCGATGAAGTTGTCGACGCTCTGCATGTACGCGACCGAGATGTTCGTCAGGGGCGCATCGATGTGAGTTTGATACAGAGTGGGCTGTGGCATGGTCTGCTCCTATCAGGCGCCGCGGGCAGCGGACGCGCACGAAACAACGGCTGAGATGATGTCGCTCGCAGCACCGGCGGCGGTGAGCGCCGTGCCGACGATGTACTTCGAGGTGTCGGTTCCCTGGGCGTAGGTCACCGCGGTGGCGCCGGTGGTCGTGCCGAGGCTCGCGCCGATGTTGATGGCGGCGGAAGCCTTGAGCTTCGTGCCACCCTCGACGACGATGCTGGCCTCCTTGCCGGAGATCGGCTGATTCTGCAGCACGCCGATCGGCTTGTCGGTGACAGCGGTGCAGACTGCGGCGTTGCCGTTCGAGTCCAACTTCACGAAGCAGTACTGATACGACGACAGGTCGGCAGCAGCCTTCAGCGTGATGCGGAGGGAGTAGTTACTGATCTCGTATGCCATGTTCAGGCACCCTTCTCGGAGAGATGACGGATGTACAGGTCAGGATTCTGTTCGGCGACGGCGACGAACGCCGCCTCGAAGGTGGTTCCGTTCGCCTCTGCGGCGCTCTTGGCCAGAGATGAGAGAGCCTCGTAAGCGTCGGATCCCTCGGGCCGTCCAGCCTTGCCGATCTCTGCGAAGATGCCGGCGGACTCGGCCTGAGCATTCACAGCCTCGAGGACGGTCTCGATCGCCTTGGCCAGGTCGGCGTCGGTATCGGCGAGCTTACGCAGCGCCGGGCCAACCTCGTCAGCGTTCAGCGTCAGAGAAGTCCAGCCAGCGACCTTCGACACGGCGATCTCGTCGGCGCGCGTCTCGCGCTCCTTGCGAAGTTCAGCCTCGAACGTCGCAGCCTTGGCGATGGCCTCCGATGCAGCGGCGCGCTGATCATCGAGCATCTTGCGGACGGACTCGGGAACGCTTTTCATGAGATCGTCCTCGGTCTCCTCGATGACCGGCTCGGGGGCGAGTGCAGCCTCGAGTTCGGCGATACGTTCGTTCGCCTTTGCGAGTTCGACTTCGTAGTCGATCTCAGGGGTTTCGTCAGACATCTCGTCCTCCGTAGCGTCGGTGGCCGTCGCGGCCTTGATCTGATCGATGACCTCGGTGAGGTCCGAGAGTTCGCTCGACTTCATCACCATCCAGCCTTCGCGAAGATGCGCGGGATGATCCACCCCGGATGTCTCCTCGATTGCCATTCCGATGAGCTTGGCCACACTCGTCTCCTTCGACTGCGCTCAATCGTACGCGTCGTACGTCAGGTGTCAACCGATGACGGGAATCTGCTTCAGGAAATCCTGTGCCACGACCCACACCTGGGATCGTCCGAGGGACTCGGGCTTCGTGTCGGCCGGTGGAACGAGAACTTTCGCGCCATTCAGTCCGATCACATACGCCACCGAGTCGGCTTGTGCCGCATTCGTGAGATGCCAACGTCCGGACAGGTTTGCCTGCACGACGTACACGGCGGGATCTCCCGCAGCTCGCATGAACCATACGTTCACTTCATCATCTCCTGCTGGGTTCGGTGGTGTGGGATTGAGTCGAGCCATGAAGTCAGAGACCGGCCATCGTGGACCGGGATCGGTGTGATCTGTTCCCATCCCGATGCTCGAGAGGAATCCATGAGTGGTGATGCCGGACACGCCAGCGCGCAACTGATCGGCGTTGAGCCATACTCGGTCGATGCCGTATCGATCGCACAGGGAGCCGGTCAGATCAGCGAGCAGATCGAGTTGCCGGAGACCATCCGGTGAGCGCCATTCGGCGTCATAGGCGGCGTAGCCGGTCTGCTCGATGCCGATGCTGGCGCCACCGGCGTAGCGATTCGCGCCTCCACAATGCCATGCCTCGGCGGGCGGTCGAACGCCGCACCATACCGACCCAGGGTCCACCATGTAATGAGCAGAGGCCTGCGGCGCAGTTGGGCCGCCGAACCACCGTGCAACTGATTCTGCGCGCCCCTGCTCGATCGGACATTCCATCGAGTGAATCACGATCAACCTCGGCTGACCGGTGGCCGGAGACTGATGAGCCGCTGCGATGTAGGGAATAGCGTCGAGGTTCACGCGCTGATGCTACACCCCGGACAGGCGAACGCCCCGAGGGGGCGGACCCTCGGGGCGTTCATTCTCCAGTCAGGCGGCGGAACCTAACTGAGATCCATGAAGATTGATGCCGCCGTTGCCAGCAGGAAACCGGTGACGAGGCCGATGGGCCATCCGTAGGCGGTGTACGCGAGAATCGCGAGGCCGACGGCGAAAAGATGGAATACGGAGAACCGTGGCTTCCTCATCACAATCGCTCCGTCAACCAGGCGGGTGCATCGATCGGCTCGAGTGCCTCAACGGTAGGACCGGCGTCCCATTCCGCAGACGTTCGATAGGGCTGAATGATCAACTCGTGCCGAGCTTCCCGCTGGCGCCCTTCCTCTTCGTAGTTATACCAGATACGAACCTCGCCGAGTGGTACTCCATCGAGAAAGAGCAAGACTGACGCGTCACGCTCGTCGATGCGAGCGGTGAGAGTGGCGACCGGGTCGAGACGAAGCGGTGCGAACTCGAGGCGCCGGATCACGCTGCGAGCGGTATTCATCGGTCGTCCTCCGCGGTGAAGGCGTAGATGAACACGCCGATGAGGAGCATGAAGCACGCCGCCTCGAAGATGTAGCCGAACATTGCAAGACTCATGGTGGTGGTTCCTTCCTTACTCGAGATCAGAGCCGGTAACGCTTGGAGGCGCCGCTTGACGTGTCGTGTGCATCCGGCCAGACAGAGTCGCGGAGAACGTCCCAGGTCAGGTCGTTCGACGCGAGGACGGTCTCGACGGTGCAGCCGTCGCGGTGCTCCAACATGGCGAAGCGCTCGCACGATGAGGCGGACCCGATCCAGATCCGCACCGGGTCGCCGTTGACGTCGTAGGACACTGCGGCGAAGCGGGCGCTCGAGGTTTGTGCGGCACGGAGGCTCATCGGGCGACCTCCCCGAAGGCGCCGTCGCGAAAGCACGAGGCGCGGTAGGCGACCTCGCCGACCTGATCGGCGTAGACGTTCTCGACGGCGCCCTTCTCGAACACCTTGCCGCCTCGGATCATCACGCGGCGGACCGTGTAGGTGTCGGGGACCGGCTGATAGGTGACGAGCACCTGATAGCCCGACGCGACCGGAAGGATGAGGGTTTGGCCCTTCTCGTCGTACGACAGGCGCCCGCCCGAGATGGCGAGGATGTTGCCGGTGCCGATCTGGTCGGCGATCGTGCGGACGTAGTTCGGTCGTCCGCTCGAGTCGATCGTGGTGGTGGTGTTCATGGCGGTGGTTCCTCTCTTGGTGATGGATTGATCGGGAGTTGAGATGATGGAACTCATCAGGCCATCGTCTCGCCGAAGATGACGAACTTCAGGTCGGCGCGGAAGGCGTCGTGAGCGTCAGCTCCGACGACCTCGTCGGCGAGGAGATTGATGAACTTCATCGCGGTCTTGGCCGCGAGATCCCGTCGACCGGCAGCCTCCGACAGATCGGCGGCGTAGCGAGCGATGTTGTTCGGAGCGGTGAGGCCGAGGTTGCGATTGACCTGGTCGATGATGTCGGTCGACTCGACCTGAAGGCGAGACGCGGCTCGCAGCACATTCTCGGTCGCGTCGCAGAGATCGCTCACGGTCGAGCAGAGCAGGTGAACGACGCCGTTCGAGTCACTGAGACCATTCGCAGCGGCGAGCAACTCGATGTTCTTGTGGATTCCGTACCAGTCGGTGTTCGCGGTGGTGATGGTGGACATTGGATCCTCCTAGGATCTAGTTCGCAGGGCTTGTTCCCCACGAGAGTAGTTTACTCCTACCCCTACCCCCTGTCAAGCCCTAATGAGGAGATTCTTTCG